CGTTTAACCAATGACTTATGTCCGGCATCTGCTGGAAGCGATACACCACCGCCCGAAACAGAATTAGCTGCAGCATCTTCCCACTGCTTTAAGTATTCATTAAACGATTTAGTATACTTTGTTGCCATTTTATCTCTCTATGTTATATTGTGAAACATATATATCCATGCCGGTAGGAATATGTTTAGCTTTAAATATATTTATATCTAATACTTTACCAACAGGAATAGTATGTTCATCTACTCTTATCTTGGTACCTTTTTTAAATATATCTTCACCTGTTTCTTCATGACATAAATTATCTTTAAGTATATAAGTACCTATTTTTAATTCTTCGAAATCTGTTACGTAGTGACTACTTTCATGTATAAAATTATCTAGTGTAAGGTCAGCTTTATCTAATGCATTTTCAATTTCTTCATCGGTCATACCTGTATGTTCTCTAATGAGAAATAATGCTGCAGCATAAGACCCTACTTTACCAAGTGGAATTATCTTTTTAATATTAAATACTAATCTATGAAATACAGTATAAGAATTCTTTTCCTCTTTAGTTTTTCTTTGTTTGCCTTTTTTTAACACTTTACCTTTATCATCAATAACACCATGTTCATAAGCATCAGTTTTATCAAAAGGTGTAACTAGTAATTTAAGAAATCTTATAGCATAAGCAAAGTCAGCAATTGCTGTTAATGATTCTCTAATTAATGTTCTTCTTGTCATAGTTTCCTTAATACGTCTACAATATATGGATCCATTGGTATTTCTACACCTTCATCTTCAGGTAAATAGTTTAAGTAAACTAAGAATGGTTTAACTACATGAAAGTGCTCATCGTTAATTTTAAACCACATCATTTTATTACAAGGATTTATACCAAAGACATTATATAAAACTATAATGTGATTAAGTATTAATCTTACTTGCAAATCACCTGTTAGTTCATACCTTTTAAGTAATCTCTTAAGGTATTTAAATCTACTTAGGTCTTGCTTAAACTCTTCTATGTCTAAGCAATCTGGATTATCATAGTACTTAGCTGCGTAAAGCTTAAAATTTCTATGTGTCAATTTATCAAAGTTTTTCATATTATAAATTATATATACAAATCAAATGTATTAGTTTTTGTAAATTTCAGTTCCTTTAATTTTTTTCTTAATTTGTTGTAGAACTTTCATATCACCATATAACTCAACTTCAGTAGGATTATTGTCTATGCCATTAAATGATGCAATATTATAATTGCCTTCTATGTCCATTAATAATGCACCTAAGTTATCTATATTCTTAAAATGTTTTTTCTGAATATAAGCTCTTGCTTGACCTTTACGATATCTATCTTTATACATAGGTAAATCTTTTACTGATGTCCTTTCAGATATTGTTTTTCTTAGTTCAAAATAATCTTTCATTAGTCTTCCTCGTTGTCTGCTTCGTAGTTTTTATCTACATAATTAAAAAACTCTTTTTTCTTATCGCCTTCTAATTCAGCAGGTGATTTAACACCAAACTTTTTCAAAGCAGCTTGAAAGAATTTTTGATATTTTTCTTTTTTAGATTCTGCTGCAGTAACCTTTTCTTCAACTTCTACTTCTTCTTTAGCATTTAGTCTTTCTTTTTCTTGGTCTTGCTTCTTTTTCAAACCTTCTTTTTCTTTTGCATGTTTTAGAGCTTGTTGAGCTTTTTCTTCAGGAGATGCAGCTTCTTTAGTAACTGTACCATCTCCCTTCTCACCTGATTTTTTAATCACGTGCTTTTTCTTAAACTCTTTTTCGCCTTCAGGTCTTGGTTCTTCAACCTCGTTTACCTTTTTCTTTTCTTTTTTGACAGCCTTTCCTTCCAACACATCTTTTACGACGGATGCAATCTCTAGGCCTTCTTTATCAGTTAATTTCATTTAGTTATCCTCCGTTAAAGTAACCACTGTGTAATACCATTTCCCAAGTAAATGCTGATATTAAACCAACAACAATTACCCAGAAAACTTTATTTATTAAAGCAACAGTATTAGAATTGCCGGTTGCCAACATTTCTACTCTGTCTATTCTATTTATAAGATTTTGTATCTGCTCTGACTGTTGTTTACTAAAACTTGTAAGAGTATGTATTTTCTCTTCCGCTCTAGCTAACATAACAATAGCCTCTCCCATCTGGTCAATCTTTTCTTCAATTCTGTCCAATCTTTGAGATTGGATTGTATAAACCTGTTTGTCTTCACTCATCTCTGAATATAATCCTACATTTAAGAGGAGTTACACCTCTAATTAATCTATGGTAATCACCTTTTTTAATTTCAAAGATCATACCGACTTCTAGCAAATACGGTAAACAATTATCGTATTGAAATTGCCAACCTTCTCCTTCAAGTATTTCAATCTCACGGCACTCATTGTCTCTATGCCATACATATTCAGAATCATCCTTAGTAGGATAAAATGTGCGAACAACTCCACCGATGTCAACTTCCTCGATAAACGGAAAGTTTATTTTACCAGAAATAGCTGCCGCCACCTTTCATCCCTAAGTCTTTTGCAAATTTTGGTAATCTGCATGCCCAGTATCCTGCTTTCATTTTATCTGTTTTAGTATCACAGTTATGTCTTGAAGCAAAATTCCTAGCTGCATCTCGATCGTTTATCTTTGCGGATAAACCACCTTTAGCATCTCCAAAATTTATCTTTTTTACGTTACCAGTTTTTGGGTCTTTTACATATACAACATATTTGCTTGGACCTGCTGACCGTTTTGGTTTATTTAATTCGGGTGCTTCTACCATAGGCATTTCTAAAGGTACGTATTTACCTTCATATAAATCGAATCTTTCTTTCCATTCTGTAAATGTTTTAACCTCCGAATTCATGTCCTGCTACCCTTTTCATTTGTTTTTTAAATTCAGCATAATCTGGTTTAGTCTTATAGAGTTTAATAGATATTCCGTCTCGCTCTTTACCCTTTATTCTCCATTTATAACCATCTTCTTTATGCTCTGGTTTAGTTGTTTTTACAACTCTTCTTTTAAATCCATCTTCCCAAGATTCGCCTTTCTTTTTGCCTGTTCCTTCTTCTACTTCTTCTTTAGGAACACAATTAGGAACCTTTTTGCCGTTCTTCATTTTAGTACCAACTTGTACATATCCAGGCCAACACGGTCCTTTATTCTCAAAAAATGATTTAAAGTCTTTCATCTTTTATTTCCCTTTTCTAAATCATATAAAAAAGCTTTATTCTTTTGTTGACCCTTTGTAGTAATCTTTAATCCAACCATTCTTGCTATATTATTAGCTATTTCAATATTACCTTTCTTTAAATCTTTTTCTAATTTAGATTGAACATCTTTAAGCATAAGTTTTACAATATTAGTTACACTCATTACAAGTGGTGCTCTTTCATCTACTTGTGTTGACTCTGGTAATGACATTATAAACTTAGCTACTTTTTTCTTAGGGCCTTCCACAGATATATCTAAACCACCACTTCTAGATTTATAGCTTTTTGGTTTCAGCCCAGCTTTCTTAGCGAGTTGAACCGCAACTCTTGCGGTGTCTGCATCCATATCTACTAACTGAAACTTTTCTTCTCTGATTTGTTTAAATGTTTTCATTATTTACCTAGCAAATATTTATCGTAAAATCTATCAAGACTACGATCATCATCTGGCCCTGCCATGTGATCATTTTCTACAGCCCAATCTATTAGATCATCTTCTGCATCTTGATCAATTGATTTTCTACCTTTACCTCTTACAAAAGTTTCTATTTCTTTTTTATATTCTTTACACCAGTCAATCCAGTCTTTATCTCTACCGAATTGTTTGAGTATATCATTAAAACGTTTTTCTAGTAATTCTTGTTTAAATTCATTAAAGTTTTTCATTACTTACTCTCGTTAAAATCATCTTTAATCATCTTACCTACAGTCAAGCCACGTTTAAGATTACCTTTAGCATCTACTGCTTTAGGATACATTTTACCAATTAGGTCATTATAACCTACAAGTATATTTAATAAGTCAGCTTGTATTTCTTTTGTTGAAATACCTTTAATTACTTTCTTAACTGCACCGAGGTTACCTTGAGCAAGAGCTCTAGATACTGCCTGATAGTCTTTCTTATCTTGACCACTTTCTTTATTAGAAAGCCTTGCTATATTCTTAGTAGCAAGAGTTAAGTCTTGATTATAATTTTCATTAACTGATTCTGACATTGCTTTGAGAGCTATTGCATTATATTTTGCAATTACTTTTTTATCATCAGCTTTAACTTTAACTGTAAAGTGTCCACCAGTTTGCTTTTCACTATCTAGAACAGTTCCTCCTTTAACCTTTAATGCTTTCATCATAAACTTATTAAGGCTTAACTTATCAAAAAATGCATATGAAAAGTTTAACTCATTTATAACTGTTTCTTCGTTTTGAACTTCTTCATTAGCCAATCTTAGTGCATCTTTAACTACAGGATCATCGCCCAATCCTCTTTTCATTCTTTCTATTTTCTTGTAAGCACCGGTCATATTACCACCCATGTCAATAGCAATCTTGACAGCTGCAGCAATTAGAGCAGGTGGAAACTTACTACTATACTTTTCTCTTAATTCTTTAAATTTCATTTTATTTCTCCTAAACTTTTGCAGCTAAATCTTTATCTGCTTTACCCCATGTTCCTTTACTTTTAGTAACAAAAGAGTTAACTCTTGCTAATCCCCATTGTACAGGTGTAGTGCCAGGTCTATGTCCTGTTTTCCAAGCAGCTACTCCTCTATCAAAAACTTTTTTCAATATACTGTATGGCATTCCTGACTTATCAGCCTTTTTCGTTAATGCCTTTTTAGTATCTTGTTCTGTAATTGTAAAATCTTCAAACGTTAAATGCTCTGCCATTTCACCATACATTTGTTTAAACTTTTTAGTATGTTTTGATGGTTTAGTTTTTGCAGTTGCATCGCCTGGAGCTTTACTATATGCTTTTGGATTATCATCGTCCATTTTAGACTTCTTAGCAAAATGTCTAGCTCTAGCTTGTTTTGTTGATTTTGTTTTTAAACCTTTATAATAACCTGCAGGTTGTGATCCTTTTCTATCTTTTATATCAGGGTCTTGTTTTACTTCTGAAAACGGTGTGTCTTTTAAATATTTTTTTAGTAACTGTTTTGTACCAATTTCGTTATATTCATTAATCTTTTCTACAGCATCTAACCAATATCTTTTCTTATCACCATTAGATTCTACTATAACATAATTTGCACCACAATATTCTATAGTACCTTTTTCTTCTGATTCTTTAATAATAACACCATCACCTATATTATATAAGCTTCCTTCTACATATTCTTCTCTAGTTTCTGATACTGGAGATAATTGCACATGTTTTCTGAATGATGTTTTTTCTTTTAAACCCATTCCTTTTCTAACTGCATTAAATAAATCATTAGGTTGATATCCTGAAGGCAATCCCTTAGAAAAGCCTTCAAGATCATTTTGTTGAGCGGTCATTCGCATTTTTGAAGCTGACATACCAGATGCACCTTCTGCATCAGGATCTCTTTCTCCAGCACTGACTACATTTATAGCACCCTGGAATTCGTAAAAACCATGCCTTGATTTGACACCGTTATATTTGTTTAGTAGTATTTCAAATTCTTTTATTCTATCTGACCCAGCAACCATAGTCATTTTAGTAAACCCTTGGTCATATAGTTTAACTGCTATATCTAAAACAGTTCTTACATCTTTATCTGACATAACACTACGTGCATGTTTAGGAAACATTTTTCTGAGAAATTTGATTTTATCTTTGAATAAGAGTGGATTCTTTTTGCTATCCACTGATTTTGAAGCATATATACGATATGCTTGCCCACGGCTAACTTTTTTCAGATGATCAAACAATTTTAAATGTCCAATCGTAGGAGGATTAAATCTTCCAAATACGAAAGTAACTTCTTTTGTTGACTCTGTTAAAAAATCGCTAAATGATTTAACTGACATGTATTCCCTCGGTATCCCATTTAGTTGGGGTTATCCCAACCTTTTATAATATCTTTGCTAAAGTTGTTTGTAGAAAATTCCATTCTATCTACAAGCTTAACAGCACCACCTTCTAATCGATCTATTGCCACAAAACCTTCAACGCCGGTGACCTTAAATCCATTTTTAGTTTTAACAAATGTATCTATTTTAGATAGTTTGTTTAATTTATTTATAATAATTAATTTGCTATCGATGATTAAATTTTGTAAATCAAAGATTAATTTTAAATTTTTTATGTTTTCTTTACTGAAAAACTTTAATAAAGCATCTCTTTTATCTGATTGAGTCGCCTTACCTTTATCTGAACTTCTTTTATCAATCTCTTTTTGATATCTAGTATTAATCCACATCACTAAACCAGTAGCATGTTTCTTAGTATCTGTAATTCTTTGTCCTTCTCTTACCTTTGTGTTATTATATACATTAAGTAACATATTAAGTTCTTTATTAGCTTCAATCTCTTTTAATACACCACTTGCTATTTTTCTGAATATTTTTCCAGAATCTGATAATTTTTTGGATATTACTTTATTGTCATCTGCGGTTAATGTGGCAGTACCTGATAAATCTCGAAGTGTTGCATCAACCATCCATACCTTTGAACTCTTTTTAAGTTTAGGTACAATCTCTCTTCCAAACTCTGCACTCATAGATTCGAATGTTCCACCTTTATAAGTAGTATGCCATACAATACCTATTTCAGCTTTACTTATTTCTTTACCTAATGCACTCTTTTCTGGAACAGCATATGCAATTGTATTCGGGTGAAATACGATATGTTTAAGTCCATTGATATTTTCCTTTTTAAGATCTTTTTTCTCAAACATGAAATCACCTTGGATAACACCTTTAATTCCAAGACCTTTGAGATTATCAAATGCCATTTTTAATTTACGGCTTAAATCACCTGATGTGTCACCATCTATATCTTCATGTGATTTATATATTTTTGGATTAGCATTAAATATACCTTTCTTGGCTACAAAGAATTTACCATCGCTTGGATCCTCTCCAGCAAATACGGCGGGGGCACCGTCCCACTTAACAGTAATGTCCATTGGTGCTTTCGCATTACCGCTCAACATATCCCTCATTGACCTAAGCGCTAGGATTGCTTGGCGTGCCCCCTTAACTCCACCGTCCAAGATTAAGTCCTCAATATGAATCATATGAGTGTTCTTGGCTTCGGCTAAATATCTATTAAAATTTTTCATATTCTATATATTCCATTAATTTATTTGCAAGTAATATACCTGCGTTATAATCTGCTGGGTAATGTAACCCTGCTATTACTCTTCCGTACCCACATTTATTTGCCATACTTTCTAAATTTGATTTATGGTTAGGATACTTTTTAGCATAATGTAATGCTACAACTAATGGCTGAACTGTATGTCCTGATGGATACGATGGTGTACTAGCAGTTTCGCTTTTAAACCTTCTAAGTTCTTTATTGTAATATGCAGCAATTTGATATGGCCTTGGCCTATTAAAATGATTTTTATAATGTCTTATAATTGGAACACATTGTTTTTCAATATATTCTATTACAGCATTTTCATATTTTAAATCATTTTTATTCATATAATCTTTAATCATATATGATGCATCAGTATCGCATAATTCATATTCTTTCTTTTGCGCATCTGTAGCTGAATGACATATTTCAATTACTTTGTCAATTTCTACCTTTTCCGGGGGCGGAGGCGGTAGCTGTATTGTTTGCCATCCATCTTTAAAGATTTCTATATTATTATATTTAGCAGGTTTAAGTTCATCTTGTGGTTTATACACTGAGATGTCTTCTGTTATAAATTGTTTTAATCTACGCATTATTTCCCTGCCTTAACATACGCACTAGATTCTGCCGTAGAAGAACCTGCATAGTTAACAAAATTAGTAACCAATTCATTTATTTTAGATCGTGGTACATGGTTAATATTATAGCCAAGTTGTGTAATAGCAAACTTAGCTGATATCCAATGACCTGGCATTGTAATTAATTTAGCTTTAAAATCATCATAAGAATCATTCTTATAAAAGTAATTATAATACTTATAAAATTCTTTTATTGATTTTTCATCTTGCTTTCTTTCAATTGCTTTAGCTATTTTTTTAGCTTGTTTTGATATAGGCTGTAGTTTATACTTTTTACCATATCTTTCAAGGTAACCACTCATTTCACTCCAACCGATTCCACCACCTCTTGCTTTCTTACCTTTGATTTCTGCTTTTACAGAACCAAAATGTTTACCGTCTTTAATTGACATTTCACCACCGTCGTAATCTATATGACCCATCTTAGATGACCAAAAGTTTCCACCCTTAGACTCTAATCTAAAGTCTTTAAATCTATAAGTTTTTAATAATGATTTATCAATATTGTATTCCTTTATAGGAACAGATTTTATCATAGGACCTTTAAGAGATATACCTACACAACTTCTATTTAAATAATTTTCTAATATGTCAGCATTTAATCCATCAACTGTAGCTGTGTTTAAACTATTAATATCAAATGATTTATCTACTGCCCATACATCACCAGGATTCCATTTATCGTCTTTAAGTTTTTTCAAATTCATATTAGCAAATGCTTCATTTTTCTTTTGATATATACCATTCATTATTTTACTATTTCTATGAATAACATGACCTTTTTTAACGTAACCTAGTTTAATTAATTCTTGAGATATATTATAAG